ATACGGGGTATGAGCCATATCAGGACTATTACCACGCAGAAGTAAGTGGTAATAGTCCTGATATGGCTCATACCCCGTATTTCGCTGGTCCCGCTGGGTCAATGACCGATAACACATTCCTTCATACAAGATATTCAACACCTAAGTTAACACCTATGCCTTACCCTCGTATGGGTCATCATTATGTTAATGCGACTATGCCTATGATGCCGGGTCATTGGGCACACCCTGCGTATCAGGGGTTATATGATAAACATCGAGACGAGCATAGGGCTACTTTAGTTAATGAAGATTTTACTACATTACTAGAACATACAACTATTTCATCAGAATCAGATGCAGGAGCAAGAAGTGATACTGTAGGACCGGGTAGTGCAGTAAAAGAAAGATTATTCCCTCTTAATCCATATCTAAGATTTGGCGCATTAAATGCGTCTCCATCAGGACCAAGTGATGTTCATGGCGGCGGTTTTACTTTGATGTTTGAAAGTAAAATTAGACATGATGGTTATGGTATACTAGCATCAAAAGGTGAAGCAGGTAATATGAATAAAACAGGAGGTCACTCTATTGTATTAGAAGCCGCCGCTAATTATACATTAGACAATCATTTCCCTGACCCAGCAGAGGTAGGTGCTTATCAAATTGTTATACAACCAAATCTAAAAAGTCAACAAATTGCGGGATTCCATTTAAACAACGCATCTGCAACAGGATTCCCTGATATTGCTACTCCTGCTAACAATACTGCTGTGCTTACAAATCAACAAGTCAATCTTGTTATCGGTGTAAAATATGATACAGAAAGGCACACAAGTTTGACTAATGCCGCTAATGTAGGAGGATTAACTCTTATTCTTGCAGAGGCTACTATGGCTGATGTAAGAGGATGTGAAATATTCATCAATGAAGTCATGCTAGACCATGACCCTGACCATATGGGGCAGTTCACTAACATACCACCTTTATCTGTTTTCAATCCATTTGGTGTTCAAGGCTCTGAATCCCCTTCATTTACTAGAACAGCACAACCTTATCATCATGGTATGTTTGAAGATTCTACTCCGGGACATACATTAAATATTCCTTGGTGGAGTATAATACACAAAGTAGCCCCTGATGATTCAACATCTACAGGATTCCGTCATTTAAGTATCTACAGATTAGATAGTTATTACCAATTTTGTAGAGGAACTCATGGTGTAATTGCGGCGCAAATAACCTTAGGAGGTTATCCTACCATATCTCCTGATATTTATTCAAGAGTTATGAACAATGTATCTTTGTCTCCAACTTGCGTTGTAGTAGGAGGAACTGCCACAACAATAGAGGTTGATGATGCATCCTTTTTCCCTGAAACACCCCTTTATGGTCAAAAATTAATTTATACAGACCCTGTAACAGGTGAAGAAGTTACAATAGAATACACTGAAAGAATGGGTATAGTTACTTCTACGCATTTGAATACCCCTAAACAATTTACTAAACCCTCAGGTGTTACTGTTCCTACAGGTGTAACATTGAGATTGACTCGTGTTTATTCGGATAGGATGAACTCTGAATTGTATAAAAAATCAAGTTCAAGTGTTATGACTCGGATTTTACCTCAATTAGTATCAGGAACAAGAGATACCAATAGTCTGTTTATAGGAGATGCGTTTTTGTGTGCATGGCATCCAAACTTAGGTAAACCAAATACATTTTATTCAGACAGCACTAGAACTTGGGGATTACTCGATGGTACATCTAATGCAGATAGAGCAAAAAATAATGCCGCATACAATCATATTCCTGAACATTATGAAACTATACATTATCAAGATGTGAATTATGCGGCAAGTTTAGGACCATTCGGGTTTGGTATTATGACTCCTACACCAAGTCAAAAAACTGGTGGAACTTATCAAAGTGGCGCTACTGTTGGTTCAGGAACTTTATGGGATATTACTACAAGTAGTGCCTCAACTGCATCGTCAGGTTTAGCGGCGAATTACTATATTTATTCAGAAGGGAAACTTGTTGGTAAAGTAGTATCTATAGCAAGTGCGGTAATAAGAATAACAGAACCACCTTGGCACACACCTGCTGTTGGTTCTGATATTTGGTTCTTTAAATCTACAGCCACTAACTCACAAGTTTCTAAAGGTTCAGAAATACATGCACTTAACGGATATGAAGCACAAGGAAGTAACACAAAAATGCTTACTCACTTTTGGCCTTGTGGTAGTAGAGGTGGGCCTTTAGTAAGTCGTTTAGATGGATGGGCTACAACCGTTGCTGGTTGGCATAGACCAAGATTGTATACAGACGGAGCAGGAACTTATTGGAAAGATGCTGATGATGATAATACTGGTTCTCCAAAATATACATTATCAAGTGGGTTAACAACAGTAGCCGCCTCTACTATAGCAACTCGCCCTTATCCGTTTGGTTATCGCTTCGGTCTTAGACAAGCATGGAATAGACCTCAGTGGGGACTTTATGGTATGAGAGCATATGAAGAAAAAACTCTACACTCAGGGGGAACTACCCATACTGTTGGTTACAAAGCAGGACCATTAACTCATTATGAATCTCAAACTTGGACTTATACTGGAGGAAGTGCTGGTGGTAGTAATTCTACTTTAGCAGAAACATATGTAGGTATTTTAGAAAGGCAAACAACTGCCGCTGGAATGTTAAATGATGATAGAACTGAGGCTCAAGTAAGATACGCAGAAGGAGTTCGTATGACTAGACCATTCGGTTGTCCTGTAAGAACTCTAAGAAATCACGCTGATGTTATCCGTGACTGGTGGGGAGATGATAACGGAAAAGGACTTGATGATATAGAGGACATTTTACCATTCTATATTGTAGATTGGTGGGGTAATACTCGTGGTGAAGATGTAAGAAAGCCACCAGTCAGAGGCTTTGGAGTTAGACCTGCTTGGGACGCAGGAGATGCTTATGAGTATGATAGAGCAAATAATAAAACACCATATCAGAGATTATGGAATAGTGGTAAACCAATTTACAATGTAAAGAGAGTTGTCAACACATCAGGTAATGTATCTGTGAGTGGAACTACAATTCCTCGTTTTGGTGGTAGATTAAACAACGGAAATAATAACTCTACTACTACTTTAGTAGATGTATTCTGCCCAACTAATGCTCTTAGGATAGGAGATATGGGTAACGGTAGAGGAGTTAGATTCCCTACACAATTTAACGAAGATAGATTAGTAGAATTAAGCGCTGTATATGAAAACGCTGGTGTAGTATTATCCTCTAATACCGCTGAACCTGCATTTGGTAGTGGATATTTGCGCCCAAGAAATGATGTTCCTTCTACTGATGAAATAACAAGAGGTATCAGTAATAGGCTTGAAGTAGATGAAGATGGGTTATTGAAACCTGAGGCCGTAGTGAGCGATAGAGTAGAATCAATTGTAGGAACATCTGTGCATAAGGATGTGGTATCTCGTAGTAGTCCTCGTATTGGTATAGATGCAGAATCATTGGAATCTTATGGTCAAGGTATTAATAGAGATATGATTGCTATTAATACAGAGGCTCATAGTCTACACACAGATAAGGGTGTAGGTCAACGTATTATTCTACAAGGTGGATTAACATCAGCCAGTCAAACATTAGGAGATTACGACTTAACATCTCTTTCATTTGCGGCTCAGCCTCATGGTGGTGTTATAAGATTCAGTCATACTAATAATATGAAATCATATGGTGGTAACTACATTATGGAAACTCGTTCTTATGTTAGTCCGTTTGATGATACTGGGTGGGGTCGTGGTGCTAAATTAACAGGAACTCAAAAGACAAGTAATCCATATGAAAATGAAGTATACGGCTCTAACATACAAACAAATTATTCAGACTTAATTGTTAGATTCTTACTCAGGCCAGTAAGAGTATTGGATAACAAACACGTATCTGTGTTTAGACCAATGAGTGCCCTTCATAGCGATAGTAAGCAGTATCAAGCGGATTATTATTCTGCTACCGCTGGTGGTAAGTATGGTCTGTTTTCTTATCAGGTAGAAAATGGAAGAGCAGACTCTCATAGTGGTTCGACAGCATATATGAGAACTGCAAATCCAAATACTAATGCTCCATATCAACCTGTATATCTGATAGAGTCTTCAAGCGCTACAGTGCCTGTGGCTAAAGGACCAAAATTGTTAGGAACAGAAGTTGCAAATTATGATAAAACAAGTTTAAAATCATCTGTAACAAGATTAATTATTTCAGAAAACACACTACAACATTATCGTTCAGACGCTCCTAGAAGAAATATCAATGGTAAAGACTTCTCTGTTAAACCAAGATTCAGTCAATCTCTACATAGCAAGGGGCATAACGAAGATGTTAACTTCAATACATCAAACCATGTAGGTGATACGTGATGTTATTGAATAAACAAAGAGATACTGCTGTAGGAGACCCTACTATGACCAGTATTCGTAAACCTAAGTTTGTAGATAATGCTGTTTATCTTGGGGAAATATCATCAGCATCTAGTGATAAAAAACTTGTAACAATAAAGCAACGAAAGAGAGTTAATTATGCAATAGGAAGTGAAAAAGCATACACATTAGAAGAATCAGAAGGAAGTCTTACTCTAAAACAACCTCAAACTCATGGTTGTAACTATGAAGGAAGTATCCTTTATTTAGGGTCGGCAATAACAAGTGATGCCGCTTTAAATAAGCCGCCGCTTTTGTATTCTAAATTAAATCCTGAGAATAGAATAACTGTATCTTCTTTTCAGGACAGCACAAAGGGAACTAAGTTTTCTTTAAGAAATATGAAAGGTAAAAATCTCTTAGGATTAGGATTTGAATCAACAGAAGCGCATTTAGGACAACCTATTGATGTCGGTTTAAGAACTACAGATTTAGCATTGAGACTTAGTAGGGATATTGCTGATACATTAACATCCGTTAATCTCGCCTTACCTATCACACCATCAAATACTGAGTTTAACAGGCGCAGTCATAGCGACCAATTCTTAGCCCAAGATTTCTATTCAATTAATTTATCATCAGCATTGAGATATGTAGGTAGACATGATGGAAGAATTATTCACTTTGATAGATATGGTAATTTGATGTATGTTCCTTTTAATTTCTCAGAGGGCGGAAGGTTAGTTGACCATAATGCAAGGTCAGGCCCAGTCGTAACTAATCCAGTTGAAAATATCTCTAACAGAGTTATCATAGAAGGAGACCCACTTGCTCTTAATCAAATGGCTTATGCGGAAGTGAGTAACTCTGAATCTCAAGGTGATGGTAACATTGTAGATGAGCCTCAGATTATAGGAGATTTTACTGTTAAGAGTAACAAGCAAGCAAGAGATGTTGCTCGTCAAATATTGAAAGCAAACGCTATAATGAAAGGGAATAAATCAAGTGCTGGTCATCCTAAATCATGGGATTTAAGACCGGGGACTATCATAGAATATGATGGTAACAAATACATCTTAACAGAAGTAAGACATAGGCTCGCTGAGGATGTATCAGATTTGACTATGTTAAGCGTAGATAGTGGTATTGAAGGTATTCTACAGGGTATTCTACAAGGTGCTACAGGGACTGGTAAGATACCTGATAATATCAATCAAATATCAGAAGATAACCTTGCCTTATTCGGTGAGTTTGAAATCATATCTTTTACACTTATTACTCAAAAAGGACATGGTGCGGCTGGTGATGGTATGGTTATCGGTAAGGCTATTGGTAGAGGAGTCATCGGCGGTAGTAGTAGCGCAGAGACGGTAGGCGGAAGTAAAACATTATCATATAGTATGAGAGGAGATTAATATGGCAGTATCTAACCACGCAAGAAGATTGCTATTGAACACATTAGCATCTAATATCAATGAAATGATTGTTGGATATGATGGTAGTCCTTCTACTAATTCAGATGGTGCGGCTGGTAGACCTGCCTATGTCATCAGCCCTAATGTGAAAATCATAGATGATGCTACTATTTTGGTTGAAGGTTTTATACCGGCATCAGAGTCGTTTAATGATACATTGAAAGAAGTATTTTTGCAACATAGACCAGCGACAGGAGCAAGCACGCCTATAGCAAGACATGCTATTTCCAGCATTAAGAAAACAACATCCAATGAAATCAGAATACAAGTAATAATCGAGGTGAAATGATGGCAGACAATCCAATATCAGGACATACAGCAGGAACAAATGACGGACTAAGAGATGGAGACCATATACTGTCTCCTTCTTTAACTAACATATACGAAGGACTACACGGAAATGGTATACTAAGTCCACATGATACAGCGTATAATAGTGGTGATAGGAATAATCCTCCCAACTTACCCGGCGCTATAGGGGCTGGTGCTGATGCTTCTAAAATTACAGTCAAAGGACACAGCGTTGTTCTTGATGGCGTTTTATACACAAGGGCTGATACTAATATAGATTTAATTTCAACATCTCCTCATTTACTCACTGGTTCATCTACCACTGCTTTAACAGATGGTAAGGAGTGTTTGTTTGTTGTTTTGTCTACATCAGTAGGTATTAGATGGCTTCAAACTGCTCCCGTAACTACAGCGGCAGGAGCATACTCAAGTATTGGTGGAACTAAAGCAGATGAATATTTGAAAATGAGTAGCGGGACCGCCACAGATAATAAGCAATCAATTGTTCTTGGAGTTGTAAGGGCTACTTGCACTTCTGCCGCATCAGGTGTTGGTGATTTAAAGATTCAAGCGCAAAGTGAGCGTAATGACAAGAGAGTCTTTATTCGCCCATCTCCTTTTTATCTAAGTCCTGTTACAAGCGGGGCTGTTGGTGACACTACAGAAGTGAATAGTCATACAGCATTAGCACAAATACACGGAGCGGGGCAACATGGAGACTTTGGAAATAACGGCGTTTTATGGCTGTCGTATAACAAAGATGAAAACAAACCAAACCTCTATTTCAGCGCAAAAGACGGTTCAAATAGACATACACATTTGCTTGGACCTAATCGTATTGAAAGTGTTACAGCCGCTCGTGATTTTGAGTTTGATGATGCTCAGGTATTCCTTTATACTGGTGGTTCTACTAAGAATCTAACACCTACAGGAACATTCCCACCCGGCCATACAGTAATTGTAGTGGTAGAAAGCGGAGGTGCTGTTACATTTGACCCAAGTGGAATAAACAATACATTGAGTGCTACTGATTCCGCTATGTTTGTTTACACAGGCTCTGCTTGGAAAAAGATTGTAGCAAGTTCTACAGTGTTACACACAGCAAGTGGTGCAACTGGTTTAGTTCAGTTATCAGATGGTAGTGGTGGTCATACAAGTGATGCTAAGTTGTTTTGGACTAGCGGTAGTTCTACTTTGACAGTAAACGGTAAACTCACTGTAACTGGATTGATTGACCCTACTGGGCTTGAGTTAACCCCTGTAGGTTCAAATCCCGGTGGAACTGGTGCTAACACTCTTTGGTTGGATAGTGGTGCGTCTAATGCATTAAAACATGGAACTGCAACTGTTCTTAATACAGGTTCAAGTGTAGCCGATTTAAGCGATGTATCAGCGGCAGGTTCAGGTTCAATCATCAGTTCAGGTGAGCGCACTAAACTGACAAACATAGAGACGGCGGCTGATGTAACAGATGCTACAAATGTAAGAGCGGCTATTGAAGGTATGACTATCAACGCACCTGCTACAAGTATTGATGCGACAAATGATAAGATTCTACTGATTGATAATTCAGCATCAGCGGGTGCTATTCTTACAGAAGATACGATTACAAATGTTGTAACAGCGAGTGGAATGACTGGGACAATTACAGCATTAACAGGTAACGTCACTGCAAGTGGTACAGGTTCAGTGGCCGCTACTATCGCTGACGAGGCTGTAACATACGCCAAGATGCAACATGTATCAGCAACAAGTAGAGTGTTAGGAAGAATTACTTCGGGTGCAGGTGATGTTGAAGAATTAACAGCCGCTAATTTAAGGACCATACTTACAGTCGCAGATGGCTCATTGAGTGAAAACAATTTTACAAACGCTGACCATACTAAATTGAACGGTATAACTGCGAGCGCCGTTGATGCGGCAGGAGCAATCTCAGCAGTTGAAGGTGAATCTACTCTCGCTTTAGCAGGAAGTGTAACAGTAGCGGCAGGTCAAACATTTGTTGCACCAAGATTACCAACCGTAGCAGTGAGTGCTTCTACTACTTTGGTTGAGGCTACTCACGCTGGTAGATACAACATATGTGCAGGTAATATAACTCTCCCAGCAACATCAACTGCTGGTGAACATTATACTGTTCTAAATACAACTGGTGGTAATATTACTGTAGGGAGAAATGGTAACAACATTAACGGTGCAGGTTCTGATGCCACTGTAGGCACTTACAATGGTGCTACTTTTATCGCCATCGGCTCAAACAATTGGTTAGCACTTGGAGTGTGATTCTATTGTATAATGCAATTGCTGGCTCTAGCGCAGAAGACAAAGCCAATGCTGGTGGTGGCTCCCCAGCGCCTCCACTTATTTCTTTATCTTTGGTTAATATTGGCCCTACAGTAGGTGGCGCTACAGGAGGTTCATTCAACATAAACGCTGTAGACATAATACCTACTGGAGCAACTGTAATGGCGAATGCTGGTCACACAGTACGAGTCAATTACTCTATTGCTTCTCCATCAGGAGCGGCGATTACATCAGCCGTTTTAGGGGTTCATACCCCCGGAGTAGGAGCAAATGTCGCTGTTGGTCAACTGTTTAGTGTATTAGTAGGGAGTGGAAGAATGGGTGATTATAATCCTTGGCAGGACGACCCTGACCCCGGCACATTTGGAGCCGCCGCCGCAGATGTAGCATTAGTTGGTGGTGCGGCTTTTCATGCAAATATAGACATAGTAGGAACTCTTTCACATGCAGTTACCCCTAATATTCTCTATATGCAGTTTTTTGAAAACTCAGCAGGAAATGGTCATACAGGCGGTTTACCTCCTCCGAGTTTTGCGTCAGGCGACCCATTTGAAATAGATTTAATTGTTCAAGATTCTAATGGTAACTCATCAACTGTTGTCGCTAGCGGCACTCTTGCTTGAAGGCACTATCTTTCCAAATATGACCGCACTCTTTGCATACCCATAGGCTTAGCCTTTCTTTATCACCATCGAGAAAACGTGCTTGTAAGCGTCTTGGTATATGTCTATGACCACACTTACGACATTCTACCGTCATCTTATCGAGAAGCCTTCCCATCAACTTTCACCCCTACGCCCGATTACATCATCAATGCGTAGGATTGCGTTTGCTACTTCTGTAGCGCCAGTGAGAGCACTGCGGATAAGTGATGTTGGTTCATATACTCCATTCATGAGTTTAGTCCCACCATTTTCTACATCAGGGCCATAGAACTCAGGTCTCTTATGTCTCATTTCTAACACGGTATCAAGAGCATCAAATCCTGCATTCTCAGCAATAGTCGCTGGAATAATCTCAAGAGCATCAGCAAATGATTCAATAGCCATTTGAGCACGACCACCTACAGTAGAGGCTTGCTCTCTCAGATGCATAGCAATAGCGAGATATGTAGAGCCACCACCATAACTAATGGAGTCTCCATTCTTTACAAGTGATACAACTCCTAACGCATCATCAAAACCACGCTGAACTTCATCAAGTGTAGACTGAGTAGCGCCAAATAATACGAGAGTAGCCTCTGTGTTTGTAGCATGAATGAATAAATAATCTACATCATTGTAAGTTTCCTTAGAGATAAATCCATGACCAGTAATGCATGTAGCATCAGGTGTGCTAAAAACTGGAGTATCTAATTCCTTAGCAAGTCTATCCATAGTGCTCTGAGGAACACGATGCACGATTGAAATGCCTTGTTTTCTCAGATAACTTACAGCAGTATCATGAGCACTATCTCTCATCAAAACTACATTAGCACCACTTGATACGACATGTTTAGCCGCTTCAAGCATCTTCTCTCTACCTGCATTCTTAACTTGGGAATATGATTGAGCATCAACTTGAACAGTCATGTTACCTTTGTCTGCATCTTCTGTTAGACCGCCATTAAGGAGAAGGACAGACACTCCATCTTCACTTGACCAATTATCAAAACTATCTCCACCACCAATGAAATCTTTGTTTAAAGCGACACCACGAAACAGGTAAGAATCTACTAAACTACCTCCGGGTGCGGCTAATGTCTTCACATCACGAGCGTGTCCTACTGCTTCGATTGTTTCTACACATAATGCCGCTACTGCATCCTCTGATGACTCAAGAGATTTACCAGTGATTGCTGTCTTAGCAACATCTTCTGAACACCATGAGTCCGTGAATATATCACCACTCATGTTGTTAAGATACTCTACAGCCATATTACACGCCGCAGTATATCCTTTGTTGATTACATTTGGATGTAGCCCTTTCTCAAATAATGCCTCCGAGTTAGACAACAACTGACTGGCTAACACAACTGTACTCGTAGTGCCGTCATATGCATTTGACTCTTGCATCTTTGATACTTCAACAACCATCTTAGCCGCAGGGTGAGCGCTATCCAATTCTCTTAGAATTGTAGCACCATCATTTGTTACAATGACGTTACCTCCTCCGTCTACCATCATCTTGTCCATACCTAAAGGGCCAAGTGTCGTCTTTACAGTTTCAGCGATACGCTTCACTGCTTCTATGTTCATTCTTTGTGCGCTGTGATTCTTTCTATTTTCACTCATATTTACCATTCCACTTCTATTTCTATCACTGAGCCGTCACTTAGTTTTCGACTCTTGACTATTCCATTTTCCTTACCATGCATATACAAATCATATGTTAACTGACAGTCCTTGATGCAATATTTGATTACATCATGATACCTACCTGCTCTCCAAGCATTAGGTGCATCTTCGCTTTTCATACTCTTACCTACATCTAATGTATTCCTCACAAGAGTTTCAAGAGTAGTGTGTACTTTATCACCCACTAATGCCGCTTTATCAACAAGTAGTTTTGTATCAATTATAGATTCAGATTTACCCATCAAATCTCCTGCTGTTTTACAGTCTAATGCCGCATTCAATACGGGTAAATCAAAACCTCTAATATTGTGACCAAGAATCACCCCTCCTGCGTTGATATGTTTCTCTAAATGCTCTCCTACTGCACGAGGGTGTAAGGGGTGAACAGTCATCCCTTCGACCTCAACATCTTCTTTGCTAAACACATGTGCTTCTTCTCCATCCCATGTTCCTACCACTGTAGGTTCAAACAGACTGTGCTTATCCCAACCACCAATCTCCCAAGAATAGTTACCTGTTTCAATATCTAGTGCCATTACCTTACTCAAGTTCAAGCCTCCTCATATATTTCAAGCGTCCAACCGCAGTCACCACACATGCATTCGCTTCCGTGGTCTTCGCTCACAATAACGGCTATAGGTTTTATCTTACTCACTTTCATCACTTCCTGATGTATTCATATCAGCCATAGTAAACATATTCCTTGCTTGTTGAGAGCATAATCTAATCTTCTGTGTTGACTCAAGACTCCAAAATGAATCCTCAGGCCAACCAAACTTCTTCTCAATATGTCTGCATAATTCTCTACGCCCCATCCCTTCAAAGTCATCATCAATTTCTACTCCAAGAATAGGACCAGTTGGATGCACAAGTCCTTTGTCTAACCATACATACACATTTCCCATCACGGAAATTATCTTCCTTCTCAACCACTGTGTTAGTCTCATGACTGAACCTCCTTCACTCTGATATATACAGTTGCTCCATCTTTAGTAGCCTCAAAGAAGTTACCAGCCCACTTTGTAAAGTGTGACCACGCAGTTGCTCTTGTAATATCTTGGTTATTCATATATTGCTTTACAACTGCCGCCTTCTTCTTCCATCCTTCGCCCTTCTTGTCTAGTTCAATAGGTGCTATCATATTGAAAGCAGTCAACCAATCTTTCTTGTAAGCGGCCTTCTCTGCTTTCTTTGCACCGACTTCAACTTCACCTTCAAGCCATTGAATCAGATTCTTGAACAAGTCGTATAGTATATCCTTAGCCATATCTAAATGCTCACCAGTTACAGTCCATGTATCATCCATCATAGCCAAATGTGTAGCCAAGATAACTGAATAATTCTCCATAGCAGGAATGAATGATGCGACCACATCTGTAATAGTAAAACTCAGTTCCTCAAGTAGAGCATAATAATCCTCTACTACATCGTAAGTCGCCGCATAGAATGATTCATCTGCTGTGAACATTTCATACATGACTGATTGAACAATTTCTTCTTGTTCTTCACGAGTCGCTTGGTCCCACTCAACGAAAGAAGTCTCACTTAATTCAAGCACTCTGTCCCTAAGTCTCTTTTCTAAACCAGTAAAGTGACCAACAATCTCATCGTAACTTACCTCTCCTTCTTTGGGCTTGGTATACGCTTTAGACATTCTTGTTTGACTCACATTCATCCGTCTGTTCATATCCCAATCAGACCAAAAGAGTAGAACACGCTGGAAGATACCCTTGGTCAGGACATACTCCTTTACACCCTTAGGTGGGTATGTTGTAATCCAAAGAGATGCAAGAGATTCAGTCTCAATTCTCCTACCACTCAAGTGCTTGACTAACACGTTGCTGTTACTACCAATCGGGTTACATGCCGACTGTAGATACAATACAGTTTCTTGACTATGCTTACCCGGATTAAGAATGATTGAACCTTCATCGAAGTTCAATGCTTTCTGTCCTCCAAGCATACCATCTGTCTGCACAGCCACCTGTTCTTTCTTTCCATTCTCATCTACGACAGTCTCGTTTACAACACCGCCTACTAAACCTGCATCAGACCCAGTAGTATAGGCATCATACTCTAAATTACAATCCTTCAAAATGTCTCCTACAAACTCCCATGCTATTGATTTACCAGTCCTTGACGGCTGAATCCAAAACACATGCACACGAGGGTCAAGGTGGCTCTCATCCCAAGGGATGCGAACATAAGGTGCGGCCACCTGTCCTTGAACAAAGAAGAAAGAAAGTAAAGCAGGGATGTCGTTATCTATACTTGTCTTACCAAACCGCTCTACATACCCTTGCATAAAGGGGAACTTCTGCACGGCTTGATACTCATCTGCTTTCCTCATCTTATCACCACATTATTGTATTAATACCGCTTTAAATACTAAGAAGAATCCTCAATCTCTTTCAAATAACAAATAGTATGTGTGTTAATCATCGCTAATGGGTTCTCTAATACAAGCATAGTTGCCCCCATCCATATTGTTGATTTTATTTCGCCTTCAAAATCTCCATCTTTGGTAGACACATAGACTCGTTTTCCTACGAACTCATCTATCAAGATTTCCATTTTACTTTGTTTTAATTCCTTAGTAACTAACTTTTGCTTCGCCATAATTGACCCCAGCAAAGGTCAGTCTATAAAGATATAGTATAGACAAGACACAATACAACCGAGACAACTAGGTTTTTTCGTCCGTTTAAATAGTGCGAAATTAATTTTTATGATGCCGCTTTAAATAGGGGGTTTTGCGCTGGCGGAACTATCTTTTTTGGACAGTTCGTTGTATGTGGACTGCGTCTTCGCTTGTAAGAACTTCAACAATTAATTGTCTTCTTTTATCTCCTAAACCTTTGATTTGTTTCAAAGATTCAGGGTATAGCATTTCTTCTATGCTACCGCATTTATCTAACAAGCGCTCTACTAACTCGCTCCCAAGACCGGGAATTGAGAGTAACACATCCTTTCTTACATCATTTGTAGATACCCTTCTAATTGCATGAGCACCATGCTTACTGGCTGGTTTGTGTAATTTGTTATGTAGTTTAGTAATGAACATAGCCGCTTCACTAAGGTTAGGTGTAAAGAAAACTTGGCATTCAAAATCAGACATGATACGAGCAATTGTCCCAGTAAGTTCATTTTGAACTCTACTATGTGTTAATCTCGCTCCATTCTTATTAGCCATAGCAACATGTTTTGCTATAGAACCATGAATAACAAGAAAGAATCTTTCATAGTTAGCATCCATATTATCTAACTGCCTCCATAGATGACCGCTGTGGCTTGACTGGAATAAATCTGTAACGCTTTTGGCTTCTACACAAGCC